CGTCCGCTACTTTATATTTCGGTTCGTCAGCCATTTATGCCTCCCTCTCATTCATTAGCTGGACGCCGCTTCTGTGCGCGCGCCGTTCTGCTGCCAGTTGACGGTCACTTCGCTGACGTTGTCATAGGGGTGCGATAATGCGACGCCCTGCGAGATGGCGGGAATTTCGTACTTCGGATTGGGCGAGGCTGTGCCTTCCGGCTGCCAGCGCAAAGTGCCGATGTTACCCTCTGATAATGTCGAGAAGGTCAGTGTTCCGCCAGAACCCGTCCCGCTCTGGATCACGGCGTTATAGGTGGCGTTGCCATCCTTCAGCCCGACCAGGTATAACTTGTTAGGGTCGGCGCCTGCGGTCTGATCGACAAAGTCAATCGAGGGGGTGTAGGTAAAACTGCGGTGGTCACCCGTCAGGACGGTCGTTGCCGCCGCCTGAATCCAAGTGACAACCAGCGATGAACCTTTATATGCGGTCATTGTTACTCCTTAACTCTTTTCTATTTCAACTCGGTAAAAACCACCGGCGGAATATATTTTGTTGCCGTCCGGCGGATTCTCCACTAATTCAACGTCTGATTCACGCATGAGCCAGTAATTCGACCAGCCCGATACAGACAAACTCTTGCCGTGCAGCGCCGTATCAATTTGTTTATCAATGCTGCCAGCCTGCGCCGCGCTTATTTTTGAGTAAGCGCGGATGTAAACCACTAATGACTTGCGGCGTTTGGGCGTCATGTTGAGATCGCCCCCGCCCTGAAGATTCCACACGACCAGCGGGTAGGTCGGGTTATCCGGCGGTATCTGGTAGTAAAACGAGGTCGTGCCGGGCAACAAGGTGGTGAGCGCTGTCGCCGCTGATAACGTGCCGTAGAGGGAGGTGTTTAGTTCATTCATTCGAATAATGGCGCCCAAGTCGCCGCTGATAAGAATTTACCGGCTACTTCCTCAACCGCCGGGGTCAGGAACGGGTTTTGGATAAACTTCCCGGACTTGTAGTGATGGAAACCAAGTTCCTGATAGATGGCGTACTCAACGTGTGGGGCAACACGCACCCAGCCCGGCCCCATTTCTTCCATGCGGATAGAATTAACCAACGCGCCCGTGTCAACCGGCGCGTGTGAGATTGCCCGCCCGGTGACTTCCTCACCCATAGCGCGAATAACGCCGTCGGTCTTTATGTCCAGTTGCCCGGCGATGCGTTCCAGTTCGGCGGTGTCAACCGTGACGCTAATTGAAAAGCTCATATCCGCTCCACGAAACAGCGTACCGACGCTGTCCAGCTCTTGTCTTTATCCACCGATTTGACGGCGTACTGCGTGCCGTCCAGTAAAAAGCGGTGGTCGGTGGTGATGGTCGCCGAATACGGCAGGGTCAGCATGAAGGTATGAAAGGGCTGCGCTGCCCCGCCCGCGATTAGTTCGCCGCTTTTCAGGTCGGTGATGACGCGCTGATCCATCCGGCAGGCGATGGCGTTGGACGTGCCGAAGGTCTCGGTTTGTCCGCCCTGTGCATCCGGCGCGTTGGAGACGGTGATGATATAGCCGGAATCCGGCAGCAGTTCACTAATTGCCGACCGGATTTCCGCTAATTCAGCGTTGGTCAGCGTGATGCTCATGTCGTATCATCCCGCTCGAAACTCATTTTTTTGACGCGCCCCATGCCATCGTAATACTTCGCCATTTCAAGGTCTTGTTTCATCAGGTCGCTGCGATTGACGCTCATGTTATCGGTCTTGAAGTCCACCGCTCCGGCGTGATGTCCGGCTTTCTGTCGCCATACATCGGCGGCCGCGCGGTAAATGTCATACGAGTAGCCGTTGATAAACACGCTCGACCCGCCCGTACTGGCAGCGAATGTCAGCACGCCCCTTGTATAGTCCATTGACCAGAGCGCCGTGCCGTAGGTTGCCCCTGCGGCGTTCTCCACCTCGAATATCGCCGTGCCGCCGCTGGTCTGCTCAAAGTTGCCATACTGCGAACGGTGTTCTTTATAGACCAGCGTCCCGCCCTCGTATTGCTCAACGGGGTAAAGTTCCTCGCGGACAACAGTTAATTGATGGCGGTCAAGGACGGTCTGTAATTGGTCGTCTGTCCAGTAATTCGTTGTGCCGAGTGAATAGTCGTTAGTCCCGGCGACCGCCAACGTACGCAATTCGCCGATTAGATTGGTCATGCCGGTTCTTGCCATAACTACACCTTAAAATCGATATGATCGTCTTTCAATCGTTCTTTCATCATCAGGAATCTCTGATGCAGCGGTACGCCGTGCCAGCCCATTACCACCGGCTTTTCTACCATGTTGACGTTGACGGTTGCGTTCCACTTGTCGTCAATTTCCGTGACGGCTTCGGGGATCTCCTGTACCAGGTTGTTGAACGCGCCCTGCTCCGCCCACCTTTCAACGCCCGGATAAGAAGCCAGCCACTTTTCAAAGAACAGCCGTGATGTTTCTGTATTGCGGACATATAACACGCCCACATTGACATGCCGTTCAACTTTGTTCTGCTGAAGCCACTTCGACTTAGCGGGGTCATGCACGCACGCGCCGATGTTAATATCCTTGCAGGCGTCCCTTAGGTCGGTTGTGAAATCCATCACCGCGGCGTCCACGTCCACCCAAAATATGTATTCATAATCTTTCAATGCCTGGTTGACTAACCCGACCTTTGCCCATGCCCCTGATTCGCCGGGCATACCAAAGTCCATACCACCCTGAATATTCCAGTAGTCGATGTTATGACCGGCACAGTAGGCGGACATGCGCGGGTAGGTCAATCTCTGCATATCAACGAAGGTCTGACCAAACGTGTTGTTGTTCGAGTAGGTCTGCTGTATCAAAACCGCGTTGTTTATCATTGGCGTTCCTCCGCGACTTTCTGCCAGCGTTCCATTTCTTCCTTCAGCCGGTTTTCAATGTCGTTGATGGCGGGTAACATGTGTTTGTTGAATACCAGATCAGCGTCATAATTCTCGACCATGCCATTTCTGGCCCTGTCTCGCGGGGATGGTTTGTTGTATTCCTCATGCAGTTTGCGCTCAATCGCGCCCACTTTCGGAATGAATTGATAACTGGCGATTCCAGTCCACATCGGTTCGGCGTCGCTCTTGTCTATAATGTGTCCGCTATGCACCAGTTCTGGCATGGCCGTCCAGCCGCCCACGATGACCGGCACTCCGCAAGCCTGCGCCTCGATGATCGGCACACCAAACCCCTCGCCCATTGAAGCTAAAAGATGCACGTCCATTGATGAATAGATCGCTGCCATTTGTTCTTCCGGGAAGCCAATTAGCATGTTGTAGGGACTGGGTAGTAATACGTCTTTGCCGTATTTCAGCCCCAATAGCCCGCACATTTCCGGGATATTGACACCGCCCAAGCCGTCATGCCCAAGCCCTTCCTGTGTGTGAATGTAATAAACGGCGTCGGTGTGTTTGCGCTTGAAGTTGGCGAAGGCTTGCAGCATCTTGTCAAAACATTTGCGCGATGGCATACCTTTGTTCATCGCCACAGTTCCAACGATGTAGGCGTCTTCCGGAAAGCCCATCATCTTGCGCGCTTCGGCCTTATCCATTGGTTTGTAAAGGTTCGTGTCCACGCCGTGCGGGACATAGTAACAATCCAGCCCGGCCTTGTGGCTCTGCTCAACCCCGAACTGGCTCATTGCGATGCGAAAATTCGCCTGCGAGATGGCCTCGCGCACTTTCGGGGGGATGGGTTCGTGGTCAATCGGGTAGTATGCAATCCAGCGGAACGGGGGGATGTTGCCTGGCTGGATAACCCACGTGTCCATTAATGTCAAGATGCAATCGGCCTTGAAGTTACTGGCGTGGGCGTTCATAATGTCCATGCCGTAGGGGTGCTGCGCTTTTGGGAAGTGGGTTACCTTGCCATATTGCAGCGCGCCCCCCTCAAGTCCGTAATAAGCCAGTACCGCGACGGGGTGGCCAGCATCCGCTAAACGATTAGTGAAAAGGTTGGATTGGACGCCGTACCCTGTTTTGCTCCAGTTTGAGTTAGATACCCAAAGTATTCTCATGTCTCCCTTCATGTGCTCCCAAAGAGAACGGGCGGAAACGGTGGGAGGAGGCCGCGTTCGGGAATGACCCTATCCGCCCGTGTTCTCAAAGTTATTTGCCCATCAGGTAGCCGATGACAGCGGAGATAACGGGCGTGTCAGCGTTGACCGCCGTCTGTTTCCATTGCACGGCCACATAGTTATCGGCGTCCACAAAAGCGGTGGAGATGGTTCCGGTGCGGGGCGTGCCTGCCGTCCAGTTCGCCGAACCCAGCACGGTTGTGAGCGTGCCGGAGATGGCGCCGGTGGATGACAGGCTGACCAGTTCATAGACTGGAGCGGACGCGGCAGCGATAGCCGCGTTTGACGCAAATTGACAGGAGGTCAGCGTGATGCCGCCACCTATCGCGTCAGACGGCACTTTGAAAGCCAGAACACGAGAGGTTCCAACCGGCAGCGTGCCATTCAGTAGATTTACACAAACATTGTTAACGTTATGCACAGTTCACCTCGTTTAGCTGTAAGCGTTCTTCAGCAGGTAGTAAACGCCGAAGGTTGGGCGGTACACGCCCGCGCCATAGACCATCGAGGCGTTCAGCTCAATTCCACGCCGTGAAGCGTCACGTTCGGGTTCGATGCGGAACGGTCGGCGAATGTCCAGCGCGAGCGCGGCGCGGGAGAAAATACCCGCGTAAGCGTCGGTGGAGCTGTCCTCGCAGTTCTCGGTCACCAGGATGTCAACACCAGCCACAGAACCAACGTAGAAGTTGCGTCCAAGTTCATCCTGTTTAGCGGGGTTGTTGGTCACAGTCGCGCCGACTGACGCGGCAGCGCCGAGTGAGAACCATTGGGCAGGCGTGCAAACGAAGTAATAGGGCATCGGCGCAAAATTCGCGCGCAGTTTGCTCAAGCCCTCGAAGAAGTAAGCCCAAGTGAATAGCGAGCCGGAGTGTGAAACTGACCCGCCGGTGAAGTTGTTGAATAGCCCGGCCAGCGTCTCGTCAACCTTCTGACCCATATTCGCGCCAAGTTCCTGCGCGGCGTCTTCAGCTGCGGCGTTCCAGTCGGTGGCGATGCGTTGATCAGTCATAAAGACCTGCGCAGCCCATTCTGACGGGGTGACCGTGCCGAGCGCTGATGGGGTAAAGGCCTGTGAAGTCAGGTCATCGGATTCGCCGACCTCATTAAAGGTGACGGCTGAATACTGGTAGAATTTGCGCGGTTCAGATCCATCCGCGCTAAATGGCGTTACCAGCCCCGCCATGACATTGTTATCGCGGGCGACTGCCAGCGATCGCTCCAAGATCGGATTGACGATGGAGCTGATGTCGGAGTAGGTATTAAGTTGTACTGTCATGCGTCCTCGTGAGTGTTAGTTACTCTTTCAGGATCGCGCCGCCTCCATGAGCTTTCACCCATGCGGGGTCGAACGGATCGATGTCAGAGTTCAATCGTTCGACTGCGGGTTCTTTGGCCTGTGCGCCCGGATTGGTCACGCCTGTTTTCGGGGTGACGGGCTTAGGCAGAGATTCAAATAACTGTTTGGCGTCGGCTTCCATTTCTTCGGGCGTCTCGCCTTTGATGCGGTCAGCCAGCGCGAACGGTAGTTTGACCTTTTCCGCAATCTCGCGCCGTTGTTCTTTCCGCGTCAAGTCAGCTAATTTCTGTTCAGCTTCTTGCTTTTCCAGTTTCAAGCGGTCAATCTCTGACAACTCGGCTTTCTTGCGCTCTTGCTCTTCTTGTTCGTAACGTGCTAAACGTTCCTGTGCTTTCTTTGCTTCCTTCTCAAACTTTCTCAAGTTCTTGATGGTTGCCATCGCGCGTTCTTTGTCAAATTCTTCTTCTGGTTGTTCCTGCGCTTCGATGATTTCCGGTGTTTCTTCTTGCTTTTGTTCTTCGACCATCTCGGTCTTTTCTTCTTCAGACATCTCGTCTATCTCCCTTGATTGATTGACAACAAAAAACGCCCACTCTCGAAAGAGTGAGCGTTGTATCGGTGACTCTGGCGCTTAGGGCGGGGTTTTCACGCAGCCAATAAGCGGGTTAGTGTTCAGTTGTCTTAATTGATTATATCATATTCGGATTATTCGCCTTTCAATTTATGTTTGCAGATTGCCGCCAATATCCCTTGAAGATGGCGGACGACCTCTTGCCAAAATTCTTTATCGTTGCTCATTGATTAGTTCCTTTAGCGGTGTTTCAACCCTCATAGAGCCGTACACTTCATCCTCGCGGATTTTGGATAACTGGCTAAACTGGAATTGACCGGCGGTGTAGGCGTCATATTTCGCGCGTCCCATTTGCGCCTGTTTAGCGGGTTCGGGTTGCGCGTCAAACCACGCCTTAGCGTCATCCAGCCCATAATCAACACCCTCGATTTGTGGCAGCATGGCGCAGCGCCCGTTGTGGTGATCGTTCAGCGGCTCGGTCAGCGGGTGGACTGTGCCGTGCATCGCCATACAAGACATACAGGTGCGTT